CAACTCAAACTAGTGTCGATGGCAAACCAACACTCGCGCAGATCGAGGGCTCAACGGTCCTGGCAAAAGAGGCAACCGTCAACGCTGTTGGAAATGCAGTAGTGGCAAGGCCCACACTTGCACAGGTTGAGGGATCGACTGTCCTGGCGAAAGAGGCGACGGTCGCTGCCAGAGCAACTCAAACCAGTGTCGATGGCAAACCGACACTTGCACAGATCGAGGGCTCGACGGTCCTGGCGAAAGAGGCAACCGTCGCCACCGTCCGTGATCGCATCGGTGCATTTGCCGGGACAGGCGTCAACACGATCCTTGGGTTCTTCCGCGCTTTGATGCGCAAGGACAACGGAATCACCACGCCTAGCGACATCGAAGGCAACTTCTCCAACACGACTGACTCTCTCGAGGCGATCCGCGATCGAGGCGACGCAGCCTGGACGACCGGAGTTGGTGGAGGCGGTGGGGGTGGCGATCCATGGGCCACCGATCTCCCAGCTGGTAACTACACGGCTAATCAGGCCGGTGGCATCCTGCAGACTATCGCAGCCAAGACCAACACGATCCAATCGGGCAAGGTCGCGTATGCTGGCCCAGTGACCGCCAAGGGAACCGTCGACCAGATCATCATCGGCGACGACTACCTGACGGCACACGGAACCGCTTTTGTTTGGACGATCCCAGCGATCCCCGGCATGTCCGCTGCTGATGTCACAGTTCATTTCGGTGGTCGCAACGGTGCGAACACCTTTGGTGTGACTGGCACGGCAACGGACATCGGGTCGGGCAAGTGGTCGCTGACAGTGCAAATGCCCAAGGCCACCTCGGGCCAGCTCGTCGCTGGAGAGTACCGATACTCAGTTGCTGTCCACAATGCTGCAGGCGTGGAACTTACAAAGATTTACTACGACGATCCGTTTGTGGCCGTGGAGAAGTTCACGCCATGAATGTGACGTTTCAAATCAAGGAATCGTTTTTCGATCGTCCCAAGGTGATCGCATCGCTGAAAAAGGCGAAGCGAAAAGCCTTGTCGAAGGCCGGTGCATTCGTGCGTCGCCAAGCTCGATCGTCCATGCGTCGTCGCAAGCGTGCATCGCCAGCAGGATCGCCACCGTCAGCGCACTCCAGTGGTAACTCGCTAAAAACGATCCTGTTTGCTTTCCAGCCTCAAAGCGAATCGACGATCGTCGGCCCAGTCCAGCTTAACCAGGTCAACTTCACGGTTGCTTCGGTGACCTCTACTGTGCCTGGACTTCATGAGCGAGGCGAGACCGCAATTATCCGCGAGTACCGCTATCAGCCACTCGACGGTGAGTCTAACAAAGTCGAATGGCGACGCGTCAATGGTCGTCGCCGATACGGTCCCCGGGAGGGATTCAGGCTGGAAACCAGGCGTAGAACGGCACGTTACCCCAAGCGGCCTTTCATGCGTCCAGCTCTCGAGGCCGAAGCCCCGAATTTTCCCGAGCTGTTCAAGAACTCGATCACCCCGGTAAGGTAACCCATGGCATCGAACATCAAGGCCGGACAAGCGTACGTCGAGATCGCTACCAAGCAGGGAGCGTTCGATAAGGGGCTCGCGCAAGTGCAAGCTGCGATGCAGCGTCTAAAAGGCGTTGCGACAACGATGGGCACAGGAATCGGAAAAGGTTTCGCTAGTGCTCAGGGGGCTTTGTCCGGATTTTCTAAATCGGTGCTGAACATCCCGACGGCAATCGCTGGATCAGTGGCGGTAACTGGCCTGGTCGCACTGGCCGAGGGATTTGCTGACGCTGGATCAGCAGTTGACGACATGGCCCAGCGAACCGGCATGAGTGCCGAGGCCGTGTCATCGCTAGGCTATGCTGCCAAGCTTTTAGGCACCGACATTGGTACGCTGGAAAAAGGCGTTCGCAAAATGCAAGTCGGGATCGCCGATGCGGTGGCCGGTGTGCCTGGTGCCGCTGACAAGTTTGCCGCACTTGGGCTAAGCATGGACGATCTAGCCAAAATGTCTCCGGACGAGCAGTTTGTTGCGATCGCCGATAAGCTTTCCAAGATCCAAGACCCTGCCCTCCGATCTGCCGCCGCGATGGAGTATTTTGGCAAGGCTGGAGCAGATCTAGTCCCTATGATCTCGGGTGGAGCAGAAGAAATTCGCAGACTGCAAAAGGATGCTGCAGACCTCGGGCAAACAATGTCCGGTGAGGATGCTGCAGCAGCAGCCAAACTTGGCGATGTGTTCGATCGATTGTTCGGAGTCTTAGGAGGCCTGCAAAATCGAATCGGAGCCGCGCTCGCTCCATTGTTGATTGAAGTCGGCGAAAAGATCATCTCGCTCGTGTCGACCGTCTCGACTTGGATTTCGGAGAATCAAGAACTGATCGTCACGATTGCCAAGTGGACTGCTGTTGGTGCTGGATTGCTCGCTGGGCTTGTGGCACTCGGTGGAGCTGCTGCAGTGGCCGGTATGGCGATGGCTGGAATCGCTGCGGTTGGCAGTGCGATCGCCACCGTCTTCGGTGTGATCGTCGGAGTGGTCTCGGCTTTGATTTCGCCAATCGGACTGGTCGTCGTTGGGATCACCGCTGCTGCGGGAGCATTCCTCTACTTTTCTGGAGTCGGCGGTGAGGTTGTTGGCTACTTATCGGCCAAATTCACGGAACTCAAGGACATCGTCCTCCCGGTCTTCAATACTATCAAGACTGCTCTAATGTCCGGCCAATGGCAGGCTGCAGGCAAGATCGCCATGACTGGATTGCAACTGGTCTTTCGGGTCGCGACGAAGGATTTGTACGGTGGCTGGCTTTCGATGTCCACGAAAATCCTAGACGCATGGACGTGGCTCAGTGCCGAGGTTTCGATCGGTGCTATCGGGATGGTCGCGAACATTGCTAATACGCTCGCGGGAATCCCGAGCCAGCTTGCAAAAGGGTTTGCCACTGCCGTCACATGGTTGCAGGGGGCGTTTGATCAAACGGTAAACTTCATCGCTAAAAAACTCCTTTACATCTACTCGCTGATCGACAAGTCCGTCGACTACGAGAAGGCTGCGAAGCAAATGGACACCGACGCTGCTAAGCGAGCGGAGGCTCGCCAAAAGTCACTCGATGCGGCCAACCAAAAGAGAGACCAGGAGCTCGCAGCGGGGAATGCTGGACGCAATGCTCTGGCAGGCCAGATGCAACAAGACATTCGCAATCGAGCTCAGCAAACCGTTTCTGGGCGTGCTACGCGAAACCAAGAACTTATGCAGGGTTTCAACCAGGAGATTTCCAAGCTTCAAGACTCGCTGAAATCTCAAACCGAGCAAATCAACAAAGAGTCTCAGGGTAAAGGAATCCTTTCGTTCCTCGGTCCACTCGGTCAAACACTTGGCAAAGCGATTGAAACAGCATCGCAAACGAAACCGACCCCAGCTAATCGTCGGATCCCAACAGTCGAGCAGGTCAAGGCGGTTACTGCAACCCAAACCGGTGGCACGTTTTCGGGTTTTGCTGCAGGTATGATGGGCTCGACAACATCGGCCTTAGATCGAATGGCCGACACCACGCAAAAATCAAACGAACTACTTGCTCAGATAGCGAAGAATACCGCTGAAAATCAACCAATGGTATTGGGGACCTAATCAATGAGTGCATGGCAGCATTTACCAATTGACATACTAGAGACTGCCGAGTCTCGCGAAACGGAATTTGATCTCGTCAGTGGCCGTAAAACCTTCAATCGAATTGCTGTTGTTACTGGATACACTGAAGCCGAGGACGCAGCTCAAGCCGCGATTGACCTACCTAGCACACCATTTCCGCTGACGATTTCAGCTACTGGGACATTCCCTGCGATGCAAATGGTTTCCGCGAAAGCGAAACCGCTTCAGCCAAACTGTTGGGAAATTGTTTTCAGTTATGAATCGCGAGCAATTGATCAGTGGACCTACAGCGGGACAAGCCAGGGTAAAACGCAAACAATTACTCAGTCCTACGCGACAACTCGCTATGGTGCTGGAGCTCCTGACTACGGCTCGGCGATCAACGTCGATAAAGACGGTGTCAAAGGTGTTGAGATTGGAATTCCTGGCTTGGAATTCCAAATTGAAAAGACCATGGCAAAGGGAGTTTTGACGCTCGCTTATGTCATGACTCTCGTCAATTTGACATTCAAAACGAACAATGCTGCATTCCGAGATTTTGCCCAGGGTGAGTTGCTTTTTCTTGGTGCTGAGTTCCGACAATCAAGCAACGGAGAAACCAATGTAGTTTTCAAATTTTCCGCTTCGCCAAATCGAACTGGATTGACCTTTGGTACAATCACTGGAGTTGCAAAGAGGGGGCACGAGTATCTCTGGGTCGATTACGAAGCAGCAGAGGTGAGCGGCTATGTCGTTCGCCGACCTCGCGGAGTGTACGTCGAACGAGTGTACGAAGAAGGCAATTTCAATCAGCTCGGCATCTAGCCCCACTTCACCATGCCATTTCCAGGCGACAAATTCCGACCATCCGCAGCTCGTGAACGCGAGGTCACGAAGCTCATCGAGACCGCTCGAGGCGAGCGTGTGTCGTTTGGCGTCCCGTTGCCTGATCAACTGGCCCCTGGTCATGTCTTTGCAAAGAATGAAACCGGTGCCAATTTGGCCATTGGAAAAGCTGCGTTGATTCGAACGGTTGGCGGGTACTTCAACACGGAGCAGATCCCTCGTAAGGATCCCGAGTACCGGAAGGGCTACTATCGGCTGTCTGCATTGACTCCGCTGGTATCTGGCGCCAATCCATTTTTCGAATCGCTCGCGGTTGCAGTGGAGGCAATCCCAGACGGAAAGCTCGGACGGGTTGCCGTTTCCGGGCTTGCGATTGCCACCTATACCATCCAGGACGGCTACGTTTACCCTAATGCAGCAAACTCGATCGCGGGCGGGTTTTTCGGGTTGGCCAAAGTCGTTGCCACCGAACCGAACTCAAGCTTTGCTGTTTGGGATCTTTCGTCTCGTGCGCTACAGGCAAGCTACACTCTGACATCCAACTGGGCTGCAGGCGTGGCAAGCGGGACGATTGGTGGGTACGCCACGCAAATCTACGACACCGAAACCATAGCTACCTGGCAAGTAAACGGCGATCGCGGAATGGCCGTGTACACGGGCGGATTCTGGAAGGTCATCAACCCGTGGTGCGTGGGGTCCTAATCGATGCCAACATTGATCGATGAATTGACATGCACCTGGTGCAATCCCGAAGCCTTGGCGGAAAAGTGCTACCGCTGCAAGAATGGATGCAGGCAAGCCAAGCTGCGGACTCGCGCGTGGAATTTCGAGGTCACTCCAAACACCGGGTTGCTGCCGTATGTCGTTTCCAATCCGAACAGCTATTTTCAAGCGCTGACGGCTTGCTGCGACACAATTGAAGCATTCCCACGAGCCGCTCCAAACGATCGCACCGACACCAATGCCATCTACCGTTGGCGACGATACGGACGCACTTATTCTCAGACCGTGGATCGCACTCGGATTTGCACCAACGCAACGACCGGGATGTGCTATCGAGTTGGACCAATTCAGGTCTGTCAGTGGACGCTTAACTACGCCAAAGCCTGCGTATTGGGCTGGAGACAGATCGCCGGAATTACGTCGGCCAAACTGTACGTCAGCAGGACCCAACCTCGGTATGGATGCAGCGAGGCGGATGGCTGCCGCTATCGTCTGGCCCTAGTAGTCGAAGGCCAGATCGGAATCAGTTGGGCAACTCAGATCACCGAGGGGCAATCGAACACGTTGATCTCCACCGCTCCATTCTGCGGAATCGATACCGGATGCGACGATGCGCCAACACAGGTCGGAGTTTGGCCAGTAGGGTTTCCACCGGCATTCAACGCTGGATCGGTCCCTGTGACTCTCCATCCGTTCCGTCAGGTGCTGCGACGCGTGGTCGACTCGCTAGAGTTCCCCATGGTCTTTGCGATCGAAAACAATGCCGGCACTAGCTGCGGCCCCAAGTGCGCTGCGGATGTGTCGGGAATCACCCCGACGTTCGGAGATCCTCCCGCGTTTACTTGCGATGCTCCGGATGATCTTTCCGGTGACACTGGATTCGACATTGGAGACGTCAACCTGTGCACGCCGATCAGTTGCGAGCAAATGCCGACCTACTGCGGCGAGGGTATTTTTGTCCAGGACCAAACGACGTATCACAACACTCTCACTGGATCGAGCGACTCGGGAGTCGTTACGCCTGGCACGTTGCCGGTGACTCAATTGCCAACCAGTTACACCGTGGAGCTGTGGTAATGAAAGATCTGCTTGGACACCCAATTCAGCCAGGCCCGTTCACGACGATGATTCAAGACGGCATCACTGGCACGGTCAGCGAGCTCGGCGAGGATCGGTACCTTGACCCAACGCAGCGTGAAACTGGTTGGCCAGCGATTCACCTGCTGCCGTTCCGTTGGTCGACCAACTGGGATCCAGGAAAGGTTCGTGCTTTTGTTCCCGAGTGGCTGCAGTGGAGTCTGCCCCCGGGTTGCGATTGTTCGAAGCACTGGGAAAAAACCATCGCAGCATTCCCGCTAACCGATTTGGTCCTTGCGTCCCCAGAGTCCTTTTTTGAATGGACGGTCAGTGTCCACAATCACGTCAACGAGCGTCTAGGAAAACACCAAGCACCACTGGCCCAGGCTCGCGAGATCTGGTCGAGGATTGCCGCAGCTGGGCCGGTGGCTTGGTTCCGTCCAGTGAATGATACCGTAAAAGGTGGCGATCGTCTTGTGATCACCATCGCAACTGGCAAGGCTCGTGAGTGGCTCAAATACACCGAGGGCCTTATGGGGGCCTACGCAGCTGCTTGCGGTGCGGACTTCGTCGTTCTGAGGAACACCACGCAAGGTTGGTGGGGCCTCGAAAAGTTTCGACTTCACGAGTACGCGAAGGCGTATGAGCAGACGTTGTTCCTTGACGCGGATGTGTTGATCACCAAGTCGGCGAAGGATCTTTTTGATCTGACCAAAGCAGACGTGGCCATCTACGACGAAACCGGCGACATCCAGTCCCCCGGCTGGTTGAGCAGTGCGTGGCACAAGGTTACGCATTGTCTGGGCCGCCCAGCCTACGACGCGATCCAACCAATCCTTGGACCCGGAGCCTATAAACGCTACGGGCGATCCTACAATTCCGGCGTGGTGCTTTGCACTCGCAAGGGAGCGTCTGTGTGGACACCCCCTAAGCTACCAATCCCAGTGGAATCGCACGTGGCCGAGCAAATCGTTGTCGGATGGAATTTGATGCAATTCAATCCTTCGATACAAACTTTGCACATGAAAAACAATCTCCAATCATGGAACCGACTTTTTCTAGTGCAACTGCCATTTGCTGAGATGGTTCACCTGTCCGGACAAGACAAAAAAACCGAAGCGATCAAAACCATGATCGAACTATTGAAATCAATCGGTAACCCCGTTTTTCAAGGATGTGAATGATGCGATGCCCACGGATGTTAGGACTCATGTCTCGCGCCAAGGTGATGTTTGCCCTGAGCCCCAATGTCGTTCGAATCATGTTGCCGGATGACAGCGAGATCGACCTGGTGCTGATCGATTGCTTTACTCCCCCGACTGCTCGCAAAGTACAGCACCGGCGACTGATGACAGATGAGATGTATGAAAAAGAGGTCCCAAATGAAGCGGGACTGAAAGCGATGGAGGCGACTCGTAAAGCTCTTAGGGTCTGTCCGACTTGGACTCGGGTGCTGATCCCCACCCCACAGCACGATCGGGAGTGGTTTCGTAACCTCAGGCCACAAAGCAAGCAACCCGGTCACCTGTGGATTACCGAGCACACGACGCTGTCGGAGTATCTGGTATCTACCGGACACGCAACCAAAACACCGCCTCGAAGTGGGTCGGAATTGTTTGACGGAACCGCAATCGCTTTAGCTCAGGAGGATCAAGCATTATGGTCGTTTTCGCCGAACTAAAACACTTGATGCCGCACAATTCCAGCCCCATGGGCCGGTACCGTCGGCAACCTAGAACAACAGCCCCCTCATGCCAATGCTGTGGTGCTCGATACAAGGCCGCTTCGACTCGCGAGCGGATCACCTGGTATTACCGAACCTGCGACTGTGCTCCCAAGCATGGCATCTCACGCCAAAGACCCGCTAAGCACTGATGTCCAAAAAACGCCCACCCGCCGCAGCTCCCGAGGAACCTGAGGACGACGACAACGAGTCGAAGCGTCCGCAGGATTCCTACGGCAAACACCGCAAGCGACAAGCTTCACGAGCCAAGGAAGAGTCGACCGAGGCCCGCGACATTGGACCGATCCCCGCGATCGTCAATCCGAAGCGACGCGAAGCCTGTCGGCTCGATCTAAAAAAGTACCTGCTGACGTACTTCAAGGAATCTTTCCCACTGCTGTTCTCGGAAGATCACGAGCGGATCCTCAAGGACATTCAACAGCGAGCCATCGAGGGTGGGCTCAAAGCGATCGCAATGCCTCGAGGGTCCGGCAAGACAACAATCTTGCTGCGTGCAATGCTCTGGGTGCTGTCCTATGGCCACCAGCGATTTGGCGTCCTGGTCGAAGCCGACGAAGGTGCTGCCGAAGAATCGCTCGACGTGATCAAGATCGAATGGGAAACAAACCCACTCCTGCTCGAAGACTTCCCCGAGATTGCTTATCCAATACGCTGCCTCGAGGGGATCACCCAGCGGGGCAACGCTCAAACCACTCAGGGCAAGCGAACACTGATCGGATGGAGACGAAAGGAGCTGGTGTTTCCGACGGTCGACGGTTCCGTCGCATCAGGAGCAATCATTCGATGCACTGGGATCCTGGGCCGAGTGCGAGGAATGCAGAAGGTTCTAGCCGACGGTAAGACTGTCCGGCCTGGTTTTGTGCTCGTCAACGACCCGCAGACCGACACGTCTGCTTTGTCTGACGCAGAGTGTGCTAAGCGTGAAAAGGTGATCGGTGGAGCAATCTTAGGCCTTGGCGGCCCTGGGAAACGAATTGCTGGTTTCGCTGCGGTGACGGTGATTCGCGAAGGTGACGCAGCTGACCGCATGCTGAACAACAAGCTGATGCCCAAGTGGCACGGTGATCGATGCCGCCTGGTCTACGAGTGGCCGACCGACACCGAGCTATGGGCGAAATACTTCGACATCCGATCTGAGGAGATTGCCGAGGGGAATGACGAGCACCCAAAGGCGAACAAGTTCTATAAAGCAAACCGTGCCGCGATGGATGCTGGATCGAGAGTCGGCTGGCCTCATCGCAAGTTCCCGCACGAGATCTCAGCTATCCAGCATGCAATGGATTTGCGATTCGACAATCCGGACACCTTCGACGCCGAGTATCAAAACGAGCCCAAGAAATCGATTGTTGCCATTGATGGCATCCGTTGCCTTACATCGGATGAATTCTGCCTCCGGATCCTGCCTACCCACCGCAGGGGCGAGATCCCAGATTGGGTCGAGCACATCACTGTCGGAGTTGACGTCCAAGGGTCATCGCTCTGGTGGACTGTGTCCGGAATCGGGTCGGACTTCTCCGGCCTCGTCATCGACTATGGAATCTGGCCGGATCCGGGAATCGATTACATCACGCTGTCCGAGATCGACAGGACGATAATACGAGCCACCGGAATCCGATCCTCGACCGAGTCGCTACTGGTCGCGCTGAACAAGCTACGCGAGGAACGATTGGCTGTCACCTACACCCGGGACGATGGGACGCAGCTTCGACCCGAAATCATGGTGGTTGATGCAGGGTTCCAGAGCGAAGTCGTGTATCGATTCTCCCAGATGCACCAGCACGTGGTGCCAACCCATGGTAAGGGGGTCACCGCTCGTCAGCGTCCATGGAACCAGGAGAAAAAGAAAGCAGGGGAGCGAATGGGATTCGGTTGGAGGATGCCACCGACCCGAGGAACCAGGGCCCCACGGTACTGCTTGGTCGACACGAACACCTGGAAGAGTGCCATGATGGACCGATGGACGACCGAAGCCGGTGAGCCTGGTGCATGGTGGCTTTACAGGGCCGCGCCATTGCGTCACAGAATGATCGCCGACAACTTGTCGGCAGAATACCCAACCAAGACCCAAGGCCAGGGCAGAGAGCTATTTGAGTGGGGTGTGCGACCCGGCAGAGACAACCACCTCCTAGACGCGACGATCCTGTCTGCTGTCGGTGCCTCGATCCTGGGCGTCAAAGTCCCAGGCGAAGCAGACCGAGTTGTTCGCCGGCGAAAGATCAGCATGTCCGACAGATCACAATCCGATCGGTCGAGTCCCGTCGCATCCCAGGATCCATCACCAGTGGAGCAACGCGTCGAGGCCGTCGAGCGGATCGCTAAACAGCCTCATGACGGCAAGATGACATTAGCCGAGCTGCGATCCCTCAGACGTCGGCAGAGCAACAACTGACGACCGCTAAAACGCCTCGGTCTCTCGCACCGCTGCTTCGACCGTCTGAGCCTTGTTCTTGACCGTGTCCAGGTACTCGGCCACATCGGCAGCGAGTCGCAGGGTCATGTTTCGCTTTTTTGCAATGCAATTTTCGCTGGCGAGACAACCCAGGACCACAACCAGGACCACGGAACCGAAAACCCTTGGTTTTTCCGGCTTGTGCGAGTCTTGCTAAGACTCGCTTTCTTTGGTTTTCTTCCATTCCCAAATGCATAGCACACACCCAAAGGGCGGTCTTTCATTCGGCCCAATAATCGTTTGTCCTGGCCTTAAGAATCTGAGACGTCCAGGTAAGAATTCTACACGCAACGCGCTTTTGGCTTGATCTCGATAGGGCTCGATTTGTTCCTGCCACCAGCTCTGTTCCGTGCGATTGGCAGGAAGCAGCAGCACGATCAGGTCGGCACGTTGCTCCGACCATGCTTTCGCGACCCACGGTGCGATGTCGCTGAATGGCGGGTTGCAGTAGATGCGTTCCCCTGACCAGGATTGCTGCAGTCCATTTTCGGCTATCGTCCAGTGCCGTTGCAGCTTGCGGTTCTCGATGGAGGACGCAGCATCTACAGTGAATCGGAATCGCTCGTTTAGTTTTTCAAAATCGTGCTGTGGCAACGCACGGTCGTCCACGAGCTTGTTCGATCCATAGTATCTAGTTTGCTGCGGATGGTTTTTTGCTTTGAAACCCACTAACATCGTTTTACCCCCACACCCACCAGCAGATGGCAGTCGCCACCATAGCTCCGAGGAGAAAGCATGGAAGCATCACGATGCAGCAGCCGCCTAGCACCTCCTCGCAAAAGTCGTCCTCACAAAAAATTTTTAATGTCCGTCTCTCAGGCAAATCACCGACTCGATCTTTCATCAGTCCAATCAGTTTCCACATCTCGTCTCTCCTAGTTCTTGCTTGGTTGGATCCACCGCAAAACGATGCTCGACAGGCTGGCATTGTTCTGGGCCACCACGGCCCGCAGATGCTCAAGATCGTTTTGCAGGGCTTGTTTTTCGGCGATCAGTTTTATCGAAGATGACAAAGCATCTTCGACATTACCTCGCAAAATGGAATTGTCGTCTCTCAGAAGCTGGTTCTCGGCAGCCACGCAATCGTAGTCTAGTTCGAGCTTGACGAGCTCACCCTTAAGCTTTCTGGCAGCGTCTAGGATCGCCAAGATCAGACCTGGGTGGGATTCCCATTTGTCAATCAATGCCTTAGCCTCATCGACCGATAGCGGATTGCTGTCGGTCGGTTGTTGTTGTTCGTCGCTCATAGGTCTGGCCCTCGATAATCGTCATCAGCCAGTGCGAGGACGACTGCAAAGAAAACTACTGCGAGCACAAAAAGGATTAGTCCCATCAGTTGCACAGGCTCCCGCATCGAGCATACCCTGCAATGTCCACCCAATTGTCTCGCTTCCGCTGGTGGGTCTCGCGCGAGGTCTTGAGCAGGATCATGGCCAACGCTACGTCGCGGGGCTCGAATGCCTCCCCCTCCCGCAGCTTCGCAGCGAACAATGCCGACCACATGCCCGCTGTCCGTCGAAAGTCTTGATCTGGTGGACCGTACGATGCGTTACGCGATCCACGCGTGATGCTGAGGGCCTCCTCAAGGATGTCGTCTGCGGTCTCGTCCTCTTCGTCGACATCGATCGGGTTGACTGGTTCGTAACCCTCTGGAAAATACTGCTCACACAAGGCGGTTGCTAGGCTCTCTAAACTCTTCCTAAAGCAAACGAATTGAACCTGGTCGGCCTCATCAATACTAACATGCTGCACTCGCTTGCCAAGCCACATAGCCAAGGTCAGCTCGGCCACAGCTCCGCTGCTGCGCTCCCAGCCTGGCAGCAACACGATTTCCTCGCATTGCAGAACGGCCTCTAGGCAACGACGCACGGTCTTGTGGAAGTCAAGCTCGGACGGAAACACGCAGCGGTCTGGATTTGCGTAGTCCGGATTCTCAAATGGGTCGAAGCCGTCTTGTTTGCGATCCTCGTCGGCTGGGCTGATCACACACAATCCCTGCTTTCGCAGTATTCCCGCGATCCGATCAAACATAGGGTAGTTAAACCAAGCGATGCCGCGCATAGGGCCAGCGATGTACAAAGTCTTGGGTTTGGGAGTTGTCAAGGATTGCTTGATAACTTGCATTTCGACCATTTTGTTGCCGTCGGCAGAATGGTCGGCCTCAGGTTCCTCGGTTAGCTTTGCCTGCTGCAATGCCTCGTCAATCGTTTCGCTTGCTAGGTACGGTGCGACGTTCGGATCGTTGGTCGGATCGATCTTGTTGATGATGTCGCTTTCATCCCAAATTTGTGGTGCGAAATCGCGATTAGCAAGAATCGAAAAGGTGGGTGCCAAAATATCGGAAGAACACGAGGTAAGTATTGAATCCATGACCGATTGGCCTGTTTTTTTCAGTTCTACCTGTTGCACCCCACGATGATCGCTTGCGTAGACTCTCTCTATGATCGCAGTGCCACGCTCAAATTCTGGCGAGTAGCCGGAGGGTTTCCAGACTATCACTTCCTCGCCAACTTCGTATCGGCATCTACGAATGATGATGTATTGGTCTCGGACAAGCATTGAGCGTCCCACAACGCACCATTGTTGAATCCCTTGGTTCCACCACCAATCCCCTGGAAGCGTCTTTACGCCTCGATCTAATCGCAACCAGCCGACCGGAATCTTGACACCTGTTTTCGTCTCGCTCATCTTCCATCCTCCTAAGAAAAACTACCATCGATTCCTTACGCCGCGCCTCGTGCAATGAGTGGCGAAAGGTATGACACGCTGTCGATGATCGGAATTTGCAGATTGAGGTGCCCAAGCCCTCGCTGCACTAACTGAATCCCGTAACCGTTAACCCAGTCGGTCAAGTTTTGGTGCATCCAGTAAGGCTGGAGCAGACACAAGCAACCTGGGTTCCACGCTCCAATGGGCCCCGAGGCCACGGTTCGCTTCGTCGCCATGTCCATCCGGTGCGTATGGCCAAACCAAATGTTGCTGTTGTACTTGGCCAGGTGCGCTGCTGCTGCCGCTTTGCTGGTGAATTGGCCGTGTGTGAAATAGCAGTTGTCCCGCAGGATTGTGCCTGGCACATGGCAGTCGTCGTACCACTGGCCCTGCTTGTAGATCGGTATTTTTCGCTTTGCCAACTGCAGCACCGACTCGGTCGAGAAAAGCGAGTTAAGCATCTTGACGTCGGAGCGAGATCCCTTGCCTGAGCGTAGTGCATCGGTGACGATCCACTTTTCGATCCGTCGCTCGTGGTTTCCTTCGAGGTACTCGATTGTCGCTTGCGGTGCTGCCGACTGGAGCTCGTCGAGGAACTGGTTCGTGGCTGCGCAGTCGTCCTCGAAGCAATAGTCGGTTTCGGCCACATAGCCCCAAGTATGGTGCTCGGCCAGGAAGCCTCCACAGTCAAGGTGATCGCCTAAGAGAATGATCGACGATGGCTTGAGCAGTTTGATGTCTCGAAGCATCGCCGACGCTGCCGACTGGTCGATAAAGCATCCGTGAGAATCAGGGACAATCACCCGCAGGCTGACGCCACCTTTGGAGCTACGCGCCTTGCGATCTAGCCGAAGCTTGACGCGTGAGCCGCGGAGTCGATCGAGCGTCTGCTCGAGCAGCTCGCGAGCCGACCGCTCTCGCTTGAGCTCTGCTTGCACCTGAGTCAGCTTCGCCTTAAGAGTCAGGATCTCCTGAGCCT